TTAGCGGTGGTGCTTGTAGCAGAATTCAAGGCCGACTTCAGCTTCTCGGAGGAGTTCTTCCTTCTCGACTGCCAGTCGCTGAAATTCAAGACACTTTCCAGCGGAAGGATTTTTGGCTGCTCTTCTTTCAAGTTCGGACAGTTGGTCGCGCATCCTGCTAAGCTCGTTCCGATGAGCAGACTCAGCAATCCGTAACTCAGAAAGCGCCACTGCATCATTAGTCTGTTTGAGCCGGAAACCTTGAATCGTGCTTTTGAGAACTTGAATTTCAAGCCTTGCATTTTTTAATTCCTCCGATTCTCGCCCCTGCTGGACTCCAATCCAATAGGAAAAAACAAGAGCGGCACAAGCCACCCCGATTTTCAGAACATTGATTAGGTTCATTTACCATTCCACCTCCTGTGCGGCCCAAGGTCTACATGAACAAACGTCGGATAGAAACCCACACCACCGGTGCACCTCCGGTTTGCAATGATTTTTAATCGGCCTAGAGCCTTGTTCCATTTATCCGGATCTCTGTAACGGGTCGGCCGAATGTCTGCTGCCTGCCCTTTAACATGAAACGAATTCGGTGCGCCTCCGATTTTCCGATTATGTTCCGGACTTCTGTAACCGGAATTGATATAAATCGGCTCTCCAAAATCAGCGCGGATTTCCTCTAGCAAAAAATAAAGGCCCGGATCGACAACCTCGGGCCACGGACTGGGTTTGCCATCCTTGGAGGCAAATTCCTTGGGTTTAAAGTGCTCACTCATTTCAAATTCTCCATCCCGTGCTTCTCATAGAGTTCGTGAATGAGTTTTGTGTTGTTCTGAATAGCTTGCTCATTTGCCCAAATTCCTTTTTTAATATCGTCAAAAATGACGTTGCGCTCACAGTAATACCACCCTAGAAGAAATCCAAAACAAATCGCGATCGCGATGGCAGCGGATCGGCATAGGCGTATTGCCCATTCATTTAAGAAGACGCTCATGATTTAGCTCCTAATCTGTTGTCTAAAAATTTTTTGATGTAATAAGCGATGATCCTGACTCCAAGGTAAGCAGCCATGAAAGAAATTCCGACTGCGGCCAGCTCATTGACGCCGTATCCCTCAAGAATCCAAAAGACACCGATGGCCGTGACACCTCCGGACAATGCTTCCCAGATTGCCTCAAATGCCGAAAACTCAATCGGTCTCTCCTTGCGTTTTTCTCTCCAGTCATCGACGTAGCGAAGAAGCCCAGCGATTAAACCGAGCCCACCAACGCAGGCGATGAGAGTGTTTATAAGGTCTGTGTGTTTAATCACGATTTCACCTACAAGAATGGTGTTTATTTAAGAAAGGTCTGATGTGCATGATCAATTGTTAAATTGTGCTTTTAACCTTCTTTTTTGCTAAAAGAAAGATTTTTATGAAAAAGTCTTCTTTCACCGATAGCAAAATAAAACAACTAAGCCCCGCCAAGAAACGTTATTCACTGACCGTTGACACCGGACTGTCCATTAGAGTCATGCCGTCCGGTGTCAAATCATGGGTTGTTCGGATTCCTTTTAACAACAGGGTATCTGACATAACGCTCGGACATTTCCCTGAAATCGGAAAACGCCAGGCGTGCCAGCTTGCCAAACGGGAAAGGCAAAAATATGAACTTAAAGCCCCAAACGGATATACATTCCAAGATGCCTATTGCCTCTGGAAAAGCCTGAAACGAGGAGAAATCGTCAGTTATCAATCCGAGAAGCAGCGACTGGATAAATATGTTGTTTCCGCTTTGGCAAGGAAGCAGCTTGACGATATCACGGCGCCCACGATTATCCGATTGCTCAAACCTATCGAACAGTCAGGGAAACGTGCCACCGCAAAACGATGCCTGATGAGAATCAGAGAAATATTCGATCTTGCAGTCTGCGCCGGATATGTTCTCCACAACCCCATAGCGGGAGTCAGCAGGTTATTCAAAGCCCCCAAGAAAACTCCGCGACCCTCACTCCCTTGGTGTGAGTTGCCTGCCGTCATTGACGTCATCTGCCAGAATGCAAACAAGCATCTTCAGTTGATTTTTTTCTTTTCTCTTTACTCAATGCTGCGTCCGGGAGAAGTCGTAAAACTGCGGTGGGACTGGATTAAACAAGATTGTCTAACAATTCCGGCTGAACACATGAAAATGAAAAGACTGCACAGAGTGCCTCTTACTGCCTATGCTCTTTCATTGCTCAATGAGGCAAAAAATACTTCAAAGCACAAGAGATCCAGCTATGTTTTTCCTGGACAAAAATCATCCAAACATGCGAACAGTCAAATACTGACCAACTTCATGAGACAGAATTCGTTTTTCAAGAACCGACTGGTTCCGCACGGGCTACGATCAATCGCCCGATCCTGGATGGCCGATCACAATGTTTCATATGAAGTTGCCGAAGCCTGCCTGGCTCACATTGTAGGAAGCAGTGTATCCAGAGCTTACCAACGAAGTGACTTTTTCGAAGCCAGGATTCAAATTCACAAACAATGGGACGGCTTCATTCAGGACTGTGCTCGGAGTTCTCAACCAATCAGCCCAAAGGCTGATCCCACCGAAATTCCGAACACTGCGCAGAATTAAATCTTCTTGTGCCCGGCTCACCACCTTTTCATGCCTCGTAAGGGACGGTCCAAAGAGCGGTTTGTGCATCCCCTGCCAGCCGCAGTGCCCTCGATAACTGTCGTACGGTTACCGTTGCAACAGTATTGTCCGATAGTACCCAAGTGCGAGTTTCCGTATCTAGATCGACACCCTCGGCGATAGCTGCGGCAATTGTCCTGCCCATGCGAGTCTGAGCAATCTCATCGCCGTCAAAAACCATTCCGTCAACTTCTACCGTAATCGTGGAAACAGCTTCGGCTCGTTCGGCTTTTGCCAGCTCCAAGGCTGCGGCGCCCTTTTCTTCCTCCGTCGGCTCAGGAGGAACATACGGAGCAAAAGTTCCGTCGGAATTTCTGACATATTCCTTCCCGTCAACATTGCCGATCAGAAGTTGATATTCAGTTTCAGAAACTGCGAGGAAACCGTCTGCCAGCAGTTCATTAATCTGAGCATCGGTTTTCTCTTCTCTGACGTATGTATCGGTACGTCTGCCGTTTTCATCAAATTTAATCAAGTAATTCATATGATTCTCCTAAAAATTAGACACGTGATAATTCCACCGGGTTTACGATTCAGTGGGGAGCAGGTACCGCGAACACCTATACCCAACTGCCTAGAAACTTTACCCGCGCTTGTAGAGCGGTAGGTTCCTCCCATACCGCCCCGAGTACGGATAACTGCATATTCAATGAGTTAAGTAATACCCACGTCAAATTTGGAGAATACGGGTATAACGTAACGTATTCTTATATCGCAATTGGGTTTAGCTAGTCACGTGATAACTCCACAGGTTTCACAATCGTCTGGGGTGTTGTCTCGGGAACTATCTCCAGTAAGCCCTCAGCCTCCTTTGCACGCACCTTAAAATCTGTTTACGGAGCGCAGGTTTCAAAAGCATCGTATTTAGGGAACGCTTATGCGGTCAGCATAGAAAGTATTTCAACTTCGGCTATACAGGTTTTTGGCTACAGTCTCGGATCCGGAAACGTAAATTACGTTGTTTTTGGTTTTAGCTAAAACCAATTGCAATCCACGTCCAAGAAAAAGCTCCAGATCGAATAAGAGTTTTTGTAAATCCCGTATTTGACCAACTTTTAATGTTGTCAACGTCACTTGAAACTGATGAGTACCAAGGCGCTGATGCTACGGAACGAACAGAACTGAATGATCTCGGAAATGCTACCCATGTGTTGTCTCCAGAAGTACCCCACTGAATCGTGAAACCTGTGGAGTTATCACGTGCTACGAAAATCCCGTGGCTAACCAATGCGTTCCGACGGCAGTGGTTATAGTAAATCCGGTGGTCGACAGGTTAGCAAAGGCGCTCCCTGCAGTTACTTTCGTTGAGCTGCTCATTCCTGTTAACACTACACGTACAGAAGCAAACGAGCGGGGAAACGTGACCAAGGCGGTGCCTTCTGCATTATAGACACCCCACTCAATTGTTAAATTGATTTATAACAATCTGTTTTCAAAAATAAGTTTTAATGGAATAGAAGTAAATACCATGAAAAATACCATCAAAACATGTTCTCTCAATCTGAGAAATTATTTATGACCGCAGCATTTCTTTTCATCAAAGTATTTCCGCTCCATAACCTCCCCTTGCTTGCCGATATTAAATGAATCGACCGGACGGTGGTATCCCATCACCCTCGTCCACACTTCACATTTGGTTCTGTCACTGTTTTTGATACCGTACTTCTGTAATTCGTTCTCCATCTCTTCCTCCTGTTACTTATCGCCGGCGCCACTATTTCCAGCTAAGTGCCCTTCTACAGTACTCAATAGCCGATCTTGCCTCAAGAAGTAATCCTCTAGCCTCTTGTTCCAATCGGAGGCATTGAACTGTGTCTCGAGCTGCAGTGGTTTTAGCTCTATTTTCGAGGACGTTGATTCGGTTGCGCATCCGTTCAACATCATTGCGAGCGCTAGATTCAGCGATACGAAGCTCAGCCAGTGCGATCGCCTGATTTTTGTATTGCGTTTCATAATTCCGGACCGTTGCTGTAAGTTGGGAAATTTGAGATCGAGCAGTTTTTAATTGCTCTGAGTTCTGGCCCTGATTGAGGCCAAAAAAATAGGCGCCGAGCACGATTAAAGCGCCAGCGCCGATTTTGAAAATTGATAACGGGTTCACATCAGTTCCACCTCCTCCTGCCTACGATTCAACAAACCTGGAACTGTTTTCATGTCCGGAGTTCCGTCTGGTTTCCGTTTGATCGATCCATCAGGATTGAACTGTTTCTGTTTAGAAAACGATAGAAAACCTTTTTTAGCTTTCTCCAAATCTCCGGCATTCAAATACTGCAGCGTGTGTGATTTAGCGACTGCCGGAACCCCGAGGTTAAAGGCCAAGTCCAGCAGCGCGATGTATTGTCCTCGCGTCAATCTGCAGGTTACATAAGGCGCCAAGTCCTCGGCATGATCTTCTAAATCGTCCCGGAGAAACCTTTCAGCCTGCAGGAGTGAAATAACCTGCCCCGGCCTGACGCCCTTTGTGTGGCCATACCCAATTGTCCACGTGCCGGCGGAGCACTTATAAGCCTTAAGCTTGAGTCCTTCCCATTTCTTAACAAAATTCTCAGCAATGATGGGATTCCATTGCGAGAAAGGTAGTTTCTGTTCTGTCATTTGTTATGTAATCCTTTCAAGGTAGCCATCTCCAGCCTGATCGCTGTCAGCTCATGACGTATTTCAGCTATTGCGGCCAGATTGTTTGAGTTTTCTGAAACTCGTTTTGTGAGATTGTCGATTTCAACGCGCTGCGTCTCTGTCTCGGTTTCCAGTTCGCTGATCCGCGCCTTTTGAGAGTCGATTGTGAGTAGAGCCAACTGGCTTTCAGTCAGGGCCCGGCAATGTAAAACGCCGACATCAAAATCAATTTGATCGTTCCGTTAAGAACTCTTCTGGGAGTAACAGTGATTTCACTTTTGTTCGTCATCTTTTTTCCTCCCTTCGTCTTTTGAGGAGTCCAAAAAAATGATCTTGAGTCGTCCGACAAGCAGTCCATACAGAACGTTCATCAGCCTCGTTCCGTAGAAAGAAGCGACCCCGGTAAGTGCCACAATCCATTCCTCAGGAATGTCTGTGACTTTAAGAAGCAAAAACACCACAACGCCGGCAATTGCCGATGTGGCAACTTCAACGATGTATCGATAGAACATAAATTGCCTTTCGCCTTTTACGTACGGCATTGCCGCTCCGGCCAGCGCACTGACAAATCCGAGCGCAAATGAGATCAGTGACAATGCCGTCATGAATTCATCGAATTTTTGCGGGTTTTTCATTCCCGCCTCCTTGAAATTATTCGTTTGCTAGAACTTCTTCCTCTACGGGCCATTCAATGTCGTAGGGATCACCGCTCTGCTGATAAACCTGCTGCAGTGCTGCAGTCAGTTTTGTTTTCTGCTCTTCGTCCAAATCAGTCCGGGCCTGGATTGCTTCGATTCTCTTTTTGATTTCTGCGCCTACTTGAGCGGACTTCCAATATTTATGAGCCGCTTTGGCAACTGCAGGAGGCTCCGGCCAAACAATGCCTTCCGGGAAGGCTCGAGCCTGCGGAATATCTCGAAGCGCCTGGCGGTACTCGAGCACCTGTTCGCGTTCTTCATTTGTGATCGGATAGTCGTTTACAACGAGATAATCGGTCATCGTCAGGTAATAGTCTCTCGTAGAACGTGCTGCGGCTTCCTTTTGGGCTTTCTTCTCTGCTTCAGTGAGTTCCGGAATCGCCTCAACCGTCGTGGCGATCTTGTCGCCGTTTTTGTCATTTACTGCGACTTCTCGGAAATGTTCCGGATCTTTCTTTACATAGTCACTGAGCAGGGATCGGAGCATGTGGTTGTGAAGCGTGCGGCTCTTGTGGGGAATTTCAACACCGACAAAATCAGCGGCAGACTGCGGAAACGGAATTTCATCCCACCCGGAGTTTTCATCGCCCACCGTTTTAATTTTGTAGAAAAATTTCGGTTTGAGGGCGGGCTTCACCAATGTGCAACGGGGCGGCATTAAGTATGTCCCGGGGCGTTTTGGATTGACCTGTGCGATATGCGTGTCCTCGAAATACCCGTCCTCATCATAAACAAACACTGTTTTAACTAATTTTTCAACGTTTTTAGACATGCTGACTCCCAAAGAAATCCGGGCATTGAAGCCCAAAAGTAAGCGCTATCAGATAACAGACTCTCCCGGACTCGCGCTCAGAGTCCAGGCGTCCGGCGTGAAATCCTGGGTGTTTAGGTTTTCCCGAAACGGCCGCGTTACAGATCAGACAATTGGCCATTGGCCGGAAATTTCATTGCTGCAGGCTCGGGCCATTGTTCGCAAAAAACAGAGAGAACTCGAAATCGAGCCGACCGGTTCTTTTACAGTTCGCGATGCATTTAAGTTCTGGTGCACAAAAAAGAAGGGCAAAATCCTCAGTTACAGAGATGAGCGACTCCGGCTTGAGAAATACGTCATATCGAAAATCGGTTCCAGGCAATTGGATTCCATTACGCCTCCTTTGTCTTGTCCTGCATTCAACCAGCCGAAATAATCCAAAGAAAGATTTTTAAAGCTAAAGCCCCTATGTTTGAGTTCATATCTCCTTTAAGAAAGCGATTAAAGTTTATTGAGCTGGGGATATTCGGAAAGTAACTTTCTCAGGTTTTGCTAGAATGCCTCCGTCCTCATCGGTTTTCGCATGGCCGTGACGGAATTGGACGGTTTCGCTCTGGTCACCCGCTCAATCTTTGAAGCAAAAACCAAAGCAAACGGCCCGGAAGTACCAATTCCGAGCCGCTCAAATGGAAGATTGTCATGCGATTAAAAACATCTTCTGCTCTGATTATATCAAAGGCACTTAAGCGGTGGTTACCTAAAGTGATCGTCGCGCTAGTGCTGATGATGTGGTCGCGGTAAGAGCGCCTGAGTAAAAGGCCCCGTTAGTTTTCGCTGGCGGGGCCTAGGTGTTTCTGACCGAATATCGACGGCGCTTTTGAGGCTGCGTACTACACCGATCAATTAAAAGTAAGAGACGCTTTCCATCGAGGAATGGACTTAAACGGACATGCTCTAAGTGGAACAGATCGAAGCTCTATCAGTATGGAATTTAACGCTGAAGATTCAAATCCGATTTATTCGCCTGAATGCGATACCGTCCAACCGAAATCTCTGCGAGCCCTATGCCTGATACGCGCGTATCAGCGCTAAAAACCGTATTGCGGAGGGCTGTACTGTGCTACATCGTTCTGATAAATCGAAGAATTTTGATTTAGCGAAGTGCTTACCTGAGTGTTTCTAACATTGTCTGTGGTTTGATCTAGAACCAATGAGAAGTGCTGATTGTCGCCTTGCGCTACTGCAATATTTCCCCATGATGACGCTCCGGTATAGGAGTAGCAGTTAAAACCACCTGCGCTATTCGGTTAAAAGCGGATCAACCAATAACCTCTGAGGGCAGAAGGTTGGTTTGTAACTGATGCTCCGTAAATCGGATTAGAACCTGAAGCATCGAAATTGATGATGCCTGAAGATGTTCCAGGTTCCCTCGAAATTGTGTACACCCATCGAGTACTCACCCCTAAGGCGCCACCTGCAGAAGTAAAAGGATCAAAGTAGCCAGCGATGTTTGAGGAACCCGTAATATTCGGTACTCCCGCTTCGATGTAGGTTCCCACCTCACTAACGGTGGTTGTCCCCTCCAAAAATCTGTGATGCGTATTCGGGAGGTTGAAGTGCGCGGAATCGACGTTGCCGAATTTGTCTCCGATGACGCCGTAAAGGTCCGAGAAGTCAGTCTTGGAGACGCTGGCGCCGTTGGTCAGCAGATAGCCATCAGGGATTTCTGTGCCTAGGTAATAAATAACCGTACCGATAGGGACTGCTGCCAGCGCTGCCGCAGCGATTTCCTTACGGAGAAGCGTTTTAAGTGCTTCGATGGCTTCCGTTACATAGGTTTTTACGAAATTAAAAACGCCGCTTGGCGTAACCGCTTTTTTCGAGTCTGTGCCCGCCTTGATATCGTCAAGAGAAGCCAATTTCACAACACCGGACACTTTTGTTGTAGCGGGAGGATTGAAGAAATTGGTATCTCCGTCAACAGTGATCCCGGAGGTGCCGCCACTGATTACCAAGTCAATGGAGAGGAGACCTTGCGAACCGGAGGCCTTTTGCAAAATAGCGCCGGTCGGCTGGGAGCTGACGGCAAACAGTGTCCCGTCCTCCAGGTACACGCCTACTTCATTTACTGTGTAGGCATCAGAGCTTGTATCGCTCATCGTGACGTGGATTGTGTTGTCCCCAACGTCTCCACCAGACAGTGCCGTAATTTCTTTGAATTTGCTCTGGAGGGCTGTCTGATCTGCAGACGGCGTGTAATTCCCGGTTCCTAGCCCGAATTTTGTGATTTTTACAGGGAGCGTTCCGTTGTTTTCGGCATTTACGAGCGCGGCAAGGCCTGCCGACGTAATGACTACGTTAGGCATATCAAAACTCCTAAATTTTCAGTGGGTGATTAAATGCGTGCGTATGAAACCGGTCTCATGAGCGGTGTCACGCTGATTTGAGTTGTGAGTGGCGTTATTTCGGAAGAACAACGCGCAAAAGAAGCCGAGCGAATCGTTCCGGAAACCTGTAAATTTCCAAGAAGCGACTGAACGACGGTGAATGTGTAGTGACTGCGAACAGGTTTTGCCTCGTCCAGCAGTCTGAAAAAGTCTTCCTGAGCGTTGGCACTCAGGCCTCCGGATATGTCTCCGATAGAAGCAACTACCTCAAACGTATGAGGCGCGCCTTTGGGCGTTTTCTGCCACCATTCGGTAATAGAAACTGCAGAGCCGAGAGATTCAAGGACTTTTTTGACCGCAGACAGCGTTCCCATGCGGCATTTCTGAGCCACAACGGTTTTGGCAACCTGTCTCTTTTGGCTCAGAGGCCAATAATCGCGCCAAGTCGTGAGGTCAAACGAATAGGCAATGTGGTCAAGCTGCGTGCTGGTCAATTTGTCGACGTTGGCCAACACAGCTCCTAATAACAAGAAACCCGAAACTGTTTTCAGTTTCGGGTCGATTGCTTCTGCAGATTTTTTTACCTGCTGATCTGACGAAATGCAGTCGGGGAGCAGGTCACCTAAGGTGATGTCCTGTAGTGTTTTCATTTAGCCATCCTCCAGCCCTTTAAATGTCACTGTCACGGACGAGCATTGGGCCACCTGAGATTTAGTCAAGGTCTTAAAGGCGGGCGTTAGGGTTGAATAAAGAATCCGGCCGGCGCCAGCATCCCGAACCCGTTTAATGAGTTCATCCGGATTGATGTCTCTGCCGATTTTGGCCTGTTGCCATGCGACGTAATCGTTCACTGCCGCTTGGACAGCCGTCTGGATCGCAGAGAGTCTCACTGCGTCACTCTGCAGAACGTAATAGTCAACGTTGACGCTGTACGAAGAAGCCGTCGGTGCTCTAGCATGAACCTCATCGGTCAGCGGCCTGATCTCCTCTCCGGACAGATAATCTTCAACCTCCTGCAGAAAGGCCGTTGAGGGCAGCGCGCCTCCGGTCAGCAGCGTGTAAACATTCACAACGCCAGGAGTCGGAGAATCGATCGCTACGTCAATGATGGAAGGAGAAACTGAAAAAGCATGGAAAATGTAAGCCTTCTCCGGTCCGGCCACCGAAAAGGAGTTCGGTTTCAGGCGCAGGCGCTCGGCATAACTCGCATCGCTCTCAATGTCTGAACCGCCGATCGATTCCGTCGTGTTTACGGCGCTGGCCAAAAATGCCAATGGCGCCACAATCGTAGAAATTTGCCCGGATAAATAGCCGTTTCCGATGGTACCGGCCTGCGTGCATTCCGCTTGCGCCGTCCCCTGTAGATCTCCCGGAGCAATGGTCACCAGCTCTGTCGTTTCAAATAAGACGTTGCCGGCGCTCACCTGAAAACCTGCAGGTATAAAAAAAGCGCTCGAAAGCGCTTGTGTGAGTGTGAATTGAATTGTCGTGACGGCTTTATCTGCGGGCTGCCGGGCCGTATCGAGGAACACGCCTAAGGCGTCCAAATACTGCCCTTGGGCATAGGTGAGTAAATTCTGCTGGGCCCCGTGATTGAACACCTGCCGCAGCTGAATAATTTCCGAGGCGATCGTCAGCAAAAACAATCGGACCGGATCTCCGGCGCTGAGTGTTCGGCCGGCGGCACTCTCATAACGATTGATGATGTCTGATTTGATTTTCTCCGGATCCGTCTCAATGAAGTTGACGTCCGACATTCCCCATCTGGGTAGAGTCTCAGGCATTTGCGCCTCCGATGCTCAATGTGATAATTGGATTCAAAAGGCCGTCCATCGCATCCTCGGCCTGTTCTCCGAATTCGATTTTGTCGATCACTGCCCTGGGTTCCCATCGCTCGACAGCCTCAATAATTTCGGCTTGGATGAGCGCTTTGGCTATGTGAATCGGTTTGTCCACGTGCTCCCATTCGAGGCCGAAGTCTCGATCCAGAGGGACGGTCCCCTTTCGAGTTGCGAGAATCGTTCTGACGTTCTGCAGAACTTCCGCTGCCACGGTGCCGGGCGCAAATGAAATCGGCTGGGATAAATTAAGGACGTGCTGCATTTTCTTCACCGCATTCCGTTAATGAAATTGTTGCTTCGGCAACCTGGCAGACGCCTAGGCCCGTGTGAAAACGACGCTCTTCTGAGATTGACTCGAGAACAAACTTACCCATGTAGCGCGGCCCCAGAAGGAGCCTCTGGGGTTTGTGCGAGTCAAGCATTCGTTTCAATAAAAACAAACCCGCCTCGGGAGGCGAGTTCAGAGAACTGTCGAAACGGATCTTGAAACTTATTTTGTCCGGCTCTTCCCCGACCCATTCAAGAACAGGTTTTCTGCCGATCACATCGTGGCGGGCGTATTTTGTTGCCAGGTCTCTATTCACGTCTTTAAACGTGTTCACGATGTTTGAAGAACAGACAAACGGGAGAGTCCCGAATAATCCGGTTACTCCGAAGGCCATTGTGCCCTCCTAATTAAATATTGGTTCCGTGAACGGTGCCGTTTGCCGTGATATTCCCGGTAACAGAGAAATTCCCTTCAACGGAACAGTTGCCCTTAATGTTCAGCGTTCCGGCGAAATTAACGGTTTGGCTCGAGATCGTAGCGCTTGAGTTGTTCAACGTCATCGTTGTGCCGCCGATGTTGAGATTTAGGGTCGGCGTCGTAATGTCAACCGAAGTCCCGCCCTTAATGGCGACCTGATTGGATCCCTCGACTTCAACTTTTTTGGAGCTCTGAGAGATTGTTTCCGGCGCCGAAATCGCAATGTTTTGACGATTCAGCGTGAAGTTTGTGCTGCCGATAACGCCCTTCAATTCGTGACTGTTTCGGTTGTAGCTGAATTCTGATCCGTCTTTGAATTTCACAGTTCGAATGTCAACTGACTGCCCGGGAACATCCACGTCTCCGGCGTAAAAACTTCCGACCGCAAATCCGGCCTCTTCTGCCTCATTAAAAAAGAGACAAAGGACGTCCTCGCCAACGTCGGGCAGCCAGAAATCTTTATCGTGCAATGTCTTTCTTTGAAGCACCGGGAGCCAGTAGCTCGTTTTGCCGCTCTCATCATCGAACGTTGCCCGGATCTTGCACTTTGCGGGATCGATGTCCGTCACCTCACCGATTTTGAGGATTGCCAAAACCGCGTCACGGTCTTCTTCATTTGCTTTAAACAACACCTTAATACTCCTTGTTGACGCGCCTCAGCCGCAGGCCCGTTGTGTATCCTGAACTGCCGCCGCTGTGGTTTGCTTCTTCGATGATGTAATTGCCGCTGAAGGCACCGGCGCCGACTACCTTAATAACGGTACCGGAGCACAAGAACGGGGTTCCGATAACGGTCATGTCTCCGGTGATTTTTCTGCTGTTGAGCTGACGGAGCTTGGCTTTGGCCAGCCGTTTCGCCTCTTCGAGCGAAGCACAGCGCTTTTTCATCTCAAAAACCTGGCCGTTTTCATCGGCTTCCGGATCTGTGTACGTGTATTCAAAAACAGCCGGGTTTGATCCCTTGCCGTTCTTGTCCACCTTCTGCAGATAAAAGTCGTATTCGATGGCTTTGGCCGCCTTCACTTTCTGCAGATTGAGGTCGTAACCGGCCGCCTGATCCTTCTTTTTAGCGGAAGGACTTCGCCACTTCACTTTGACCGCTTTATAGGTGTCGCTCTGAGAAACCTCGAAGGTGTAGCTCAGAATGTCACTGACGCCGATCTCCATAGCGCAAACGGGATCTTTTTTCTCGTAGCGTTCCTGGCCGAAAATCACAATCGTTTTATCCGTGACTTTGATCGAGAGTCCGGCATCCTCACACAAATGCTGCAGGAAGGCCATATCGCTTTGGCGAGACTGATCAATGCGCTGGTATTGAGGATTTTCGACGGAATCAAAGAAAAGCTCTAATTCGGCATCCCTGCAGATTTCTTGTGCGATTTCCTGAAGAGAATGGTTCTCCCAAGCACGGTTTTTCTGAGTTTTCCGGACAGGCTTATTGAGCGGAATAGACACGGCTCGGAGTTCGTAAACCCGAGGTGCTCCGGAGATTCTCTGATAATCAACAAAGAATGTTCCTAGGAAGGCCTCCGGCCCAGGTTCTTCCGTGGTGCCGGCGGACAAGTACATTTTGATGTTCTCACCGCCGTCAGGCTTCCAGCTCCCGGCCCACTTCCCTTCATTATCTTTGAGCGTCAGGCTGATTTCGTCTGCTTGGCCGCTCTCATGATCGGTAAATGACCATGAGAGCAGATCTTTGCAAAGGTCTTCGGACACGTCTGTTTCGTTTTTGGAAAACAGCAGCCGAAGCCTTGTTTGTCTAGGTCCCGACATTTCGATCCTTCCTCTTCCATGGCGGCAGCATCGATTCTTCCTGAGCGGTAGTCTGTTCGACCTCCGGAACGTTGAGCTCAATCCCTGCCGGGAAAATGACATATTCCTGATAATCCGGATTCGCTCGGATTAAATCGGACATGTACATTTCGCTCCCCAGCAGTTTCTTGGCGACAATATCCCATGTGTCGCCCTGAATCGTTTTGTACATAAGGCCTCCAATTAGGCATAAGACAAGCGGCGCTCAGAATTCAGCAGGCGCTCAAGCTCGCGCTTCAGGTCTGCCACTCCGGCTCTCAGCCCTGACTGGACGTCTTCTCTGACCGCTCCGGCACCTGTGATCTGAATCACAGGAGAGAAGTTGACAGAGATGGAAGGACCGCCGGCGCCCATCATGCCGCCCAAGCGGGAAAGCGGGAGGATCGCTTCCGGCTCCCTGCCTTCGCCGACCATTGCCAAGGACGGCCCTGTCGCGATGCCGCCGGACGCAAGCATCGGAATCTGGGGAATGTTGATTCCCATACTCTTGCCGCCTACGCCCGGAACCCAATCCGGAACCGTGAACGATCCGAGAGAGTTCAAACCGGCAATAGCCTTATTGGCCAGAGAAATCACAAGATTGAGCGGACCTTTGGCAAACTCCGGGAGCGCCTGGAAGCATCCGGAGAAGGAAGTTTTTGCGCCTTCCCAAGCTTTAGTCCAATCTCCGGAGAAAACTCCGGAAATAAAACTGATCAGACCTTGGAATGTGGTCTTTATCCCGTCGATTGTGGGTTTGATCGAGCCTTCATAGATGTTTTTCATGGTGGCTGCCAGCCCCGGGAATTTTTCCTCAAAGGCCGTCCACAACTCGACCAGTTTGGCTTTGACTTCATCCCAGTTCTTGTAGAGATAGATGCCGGCAAGGACCAATGTCGCAATTGCAGTAATGGCCATGCCGATCGGGTTTGTGAACATAAATTTCATCGCCGATCCGGCTGCTGTTGCAGCCACCTTCAAGCCTCCAAGGGCTTTCGTTGCTACGAGAATTCCTCCTTTCCAGACAGACATGGCAAAGGAGTAGGCTTTTATGGCCGCCGTATTTGTCGACAATCCTTCCCTGATCAACAACAGGCCTTCATACAACTTCATTCCTGTGGTGATAAGTTTAAGGACCGGAGCACCCAATACGAAAAAGGCAACCCTTAGCATGTGGAACACAGCCACGCAAGAAAGAACTACTCCGGAAATGTAAAGGAACCATTTAACCAGTGTTTGGTTCTCTTTAATCCAAGTTCCGGCTGCCTCTCCGAGTTTGACGAAATCCAACGCTCTTTCTTTGAGGGTCCCCAACATTGGGTCACCTACAGCTCTGGCAAAATAAGACATTGCGTTCGAGGCCAGTTCCAGGGCGTTCGAAGTAGTAGCACTTCTCGATAAAAACTCCTTTTCCATTGAGCCGGCGTATTTTTCGCTTTCTGCAACCAGATCGAAGTTTTTCCTCAGCTTTTCCGTGTTGGCCAGCATTGGTCCCATCGCTCTGGCGCCCTCCTCGCCGAACATAGCCGTCAGATATTGCATTTGCAATTCCTTCGGGAGTTTGGTCTTTACTGCCTCAAGAACAGCAAAAATTGTCTTCGGAGCATTCTTCTGTACATCTTTTTGGAGCTGCAGGGCGTCAAATCCGAGGTTCCCGAAAGCGGCCTTCTGCAAATCCGTCATTGAGCCGCCCTTCGTCAAAGCTCTCATGAATGCGTTCATACCGGTTGCAGCGACCTCTGCTTCGGCTCCGGCTCCGATGATCGTAGCTGCCATGGCGGCCGTCTGTTTTTCAGTTAGTCCGGCCACTTTGCCAAGAGCGCCGTATCGTTTCAACGCTTCACCAACCTGCTTGGCCATTGCCGCATTGTTGTTGCTCAACGCGTTTGTAGCGTCTGCAAGGCTTTCGACCTGATCTTGTGTCAGGTTCATACCGGAGCGCCACTTCGCCATCATTTCTCCCGCCTCTTCTGCGGAGATGTCGAAGGCAACGCCCATTTTGGCGGCTGTCTCGGTAAACCGAATAAGATCCTTTTCGGCGATGCCGGCTTGACCTGCTGCCGCAGTAATTTTTGCCAGCCCTTCCGCCGTAATCGGGATAGACAAGCTCATTTTTTCAAGAGCCGCCTGCATTTTCTGCAGCCCGTCCGGAGATGTGAAGTCCACAACTTTTTTAATCTCGGCCATAGCATCCTCCATTTGCATGGCCTGTTTCACAGGTGTTTCCGCGTAATGCATCACGGAAGATCCCAACGTCGAGAGCGCAACCATAGAGCCCATTCCTTTTTCGGCCAAGGAGCTCTCCATAAATTCAACTCCCGATCTTGCTTTAGCAATGTTGTTTACTCGGGAAGCAACAGCGCTTTGTTCGGCCAATAACTTATGTTTCTTCTTCACGTCATCAAGAGACCGTCCTGTCAAATTCAGCTCTTTGCGCAGATTTGAAAGTGATTTTGTTTGCGTGTTTAGCGCTCGATGAGAATCATTTACCGCCTTAGCAAGTTTCTTTTCTTCAGACAACATGACAGAGCTGGTGGAGTTCGTCCGTTGAATCGCCGCCCTGAGATTATTCAGCGCCTCTTTCTGACGGAAATACTGAGCAGACAGCTGTTTGGTCTTTTCTGTTTGTTTAATCAGGGAACCAACTTTTTCATACTGCTTATTCAAGCCCCGAACTCGGTCTTCAGCTTTTTGTACGGTCTCTGCGGCCTTTTTAAAAGCGCTGGGAAATTTGGAGTTAACTGCCGCAGCAACCTCAAACATTATTTCGTAACTCTTTGCGCTCATTATGTTTTTTCCGTTTACTTTTCTCCCTCCCCTTCTTAAAATTAATACATAAGGAAAAGGAGATATGAAATGTGTGATGGCAGCGGAAACAATACGAACTTAGTCAATCAGGCTGCTGTTTCCTACATGCTCTCTAAGGGCCGCTCTAATCCTTTTCAAAAGGATCGCTGGGTGTGGAATACAGATACGCCGCTTGGAATGTTCTTATGCATTCTGGACGTGTTTTGGATGATTCTTAAGCTCGCCCTTTTCTTCGGCCCCATTCTTTTTGTGAATTGGTGGTTTTGGCATTAATTTCGCTCAGCAGGCCGCCTAAAGCATTCACCCACTCAACCACCTCTGTAAGAGGCTTTTCAAACCAACCGGAAGCACTGCCTCCGGCGCCATTTAAGGTCAGCCAGAGGCAGTATTTGCGTACAGTGCTAATTAATCCATCGAGAGTTTCTTTTTCGCCTCGTTGATTTCTTTCGCCTGCTCCGCCGAGTAGGCCTGTTGAAAAAAATACTGACTTGCCAGCGTTGTAATCGAAATGGCTTCAGCCATGGGCAACGCATCAATTAATTCATACGGAACCTGTGCCGCTTTGGCCGCTGCCAGCATGAGGAACTCTTCATCCATTGCTAAGACGGGAATCGGGCGTGCAGGATTGTCGAAGGCTCTCCGAATTTCGCGCAGATCCTTTCCGCTCAATTTGTCAAAATCAAACGTCAGAAATTCGTACTTCTTGCCTTCAAATTCAAGCGGGCGGCTGAGTGTGTGAATGATTTCGCTCATTTAGTTTCTCCTTTGATGCCGGGGCCGAGCCCCGGCGAGTTTTGGTTAAGACATCCCGAGGTCTTTACGGACGCTCTCGAGCATGTCGGTATCGCCGAATTTGGCGATAAAGTTGTATTTATCGATTTCGACAACCTCTTTATCATCGACAAAAATCTTCAGGTAGACCACCTCAAATTCAGTGGACGAATCGGTTGTGGAACCCGGTTCAAATGAACCTAAAGAGAAGTTCTTCGGAATCGCTCTCATGACAACTCGGATGGGAGTAGTCGTGATTTTTCCCGTGGTGTTGTCGTAGTGCTGCTGAGACCCGCGAATTTCCAACTGGTGAGCCTGCTGCTTGGCTAACTCGAGAGCGGGTCTTTCAATAGTTCTCCAGTTGAAAGTCGAGCTCATGGCCTGATAGTGGCCAAGCACCGGGCTGTCGACTTCGCCGGCGATACCGGCACCGGACACGGTGTCGCTCATTGCCTGAAGCTCAGGCAAATCAACAGTTGCCATGCCCATCAGCGCGTTGGCTTCGTTATAGACGCGATAGTTAATCAGACGCTCCGGGACGCTGTTTGTTCCTGTTGCCATTTTTTACCTCCAATTAGGCTGCAAATAGGGCTTGCAGATAGTCAGGATCGAATTCAAGAATGAAGTCAATCTCTTTTGCCGGAGACGGCGGTGTGATGTAAACATGGAATGCGAGATTTCCATCCATGAGGTCCGTGATCGAGTTTTCAGAAGAAAGAAACTCAATACGGCCGCCAAGGATGTACTGCATAGCAGCCAACCCGTTCATCCAAATGTTTGCGCTGTCGATGATCGTGTTGATCAAACGCGGAGTGATGGGAGAGTCAACCTTCTGCCAGAACGTCTGAATGTACGTATTGCCGATCCAGTTGAACATTCTGCGAGTCGGAATGAACGTGTCTTTGACGTCTGTGCTTCCCGGGTATGCAGCCGTTCTGTTTCCCCATGCAACCCAACCTCCGATGAAATTAAGCGCGCAGACAACGCCTTGGCTGTTCAGATAAGCGCCTGTGTCCGGCCCTAAAACAACCTCGGAACCGTCCGCCAGGCATGTGCCTGTCATCTGCAGGTTTTTGTTGGACGGAGAAACATACGGAACGTCGTCGTTCTGAGAATCCACCTGAGCCATCAGGCAGGCCAGCTGTGTCGAGAGATTGAACACAGTGCCGTCGAGCTGGATCATCGGCCAGCAGCAAATCTGCATCGGATCCACGATGTTATTCTGGTTCTTCCAGTTGGCCACAGCCGTGTAGTTTTTGACCGTTGTAGTCGGAACATCGATTGCACAAATCGCTTTGAATACAGTATTAATGGCAGTACATTTCGCGGCCATCACGGCTGCGACGCTCGGACTAGACGAGAATCCGGGAGCAATCAGTGTGCCCGGAACAACTCGGAAGAGCGGGAATACATCATCCACGAGCTCCAGGCCGGATTTATTTCCGGATATATCGACGCCCCCAATGATGTCATCGGCATCAACCGCAGAAGGATCCAGTTTCGAGGCCGTCAGCGTATAAGGGCTATCAGAGCTGCAGAGGAAGTCTCCGTCCTGATTTTTGAGAGACGAAAGAATCATTGTTCCGTCGGTATCGAAGGAGACAACAAAATCCGTGTCTTTCGTGAGCGTCTTTTCACCGGCTTTCAGAACCAACGTATCCGGCAGGACGCCTGTTTCGGCGATTTTTGCAATACCCGTCTTGGCGTCAAACTGCACGCTTGAAGTCGTGCAGTTCTTCTTGTGCGTTGTCGGATCGAGAACGTTGACAACGATGATGGGAGCTACTCGATACAGCGAAAATGCGGAATAAATCAGTTCACAGATTGAATAATTGAATTTCTTGAGGCCGCTGCTGTCTTCTTCTGCCGGGACAAATCCGAATTCTTTAACCGCTTCCTCGTATGAATAACAAAGCTTCGGTTTGTTGACATTAGTCGGATCGGTCATATTGACAGGGGCCGTGCCGATGATCATCGGAATGCCGGCATTGACCTGAACGGGCGGGAGAATGCTGGTCGGGACTTCACTGACGTAAACGCCATGTTTATAAGCCATTTTTTAAGCTCCTTTTAGTGCTTGTTTGTACAGCGTGTTGAGAATGTGCCCCTGAGTTCGGACATTGGTCCTGGCCTGCTGCACGTCCGCGACAGGAACCATCAGCTGACCGATTGCCGGATTCTTTTCGATCATTCGGACAATGTGGTCGGGATATTTATTTGCCCCCTCTCGAAAAACAGTGTTTGTCGAGAGCCCTAAAAACGAAGGCCCGACGTAAATGACGGGCCTTTCTCTTTGAACTTCAGTTTTTCGTAGCTTCATGTTTACTCATACGGTGTATAGGGATTGACGATTTCAGGTGCGCGGAATGTCCAGCGGGTTGACATAACGATTTGCCAGAAGGGCCATGCTTGAGCCGGAGAGTTTTCCCAAGAGACCGGAGTCTCCAGAATGAACCTCTCATCGAGCGTGCGATTCGGAAGATTCAACAGCAGTGCTTCCGTTTTTTCCTTGAGCGTCAGTGCCGTGAGGTGACCTTCAAAATCGTCATCCCAGACACCGATGACGATCGAAACTTCGGTACTGCAGCCGTCCGCATCCGTTTTGCCGGAATCCGGACGAATCAGGACGAAAGGAAAATCATCGTCCTTGGATTCCTTTGAGTTCTTCGGCGGCAGATAGCCTTGAATAATCTTCGGCGCTCTGAAAACTGTCGGCTCATCGGCTTTGTGTTCAAGGGGCAGGAGAAAATCGCTCAGGCCGGCTTTCAAATACTCTCCGAGGGCTTTGCATAATTGAACATCATTCATCACTTGTCTCCTTTAATGAGCCGCATCGCTTCATGATTGATTCGACGCTGAAACGTGTCTCTCATTTCTTCCTGAATGTCTTCAACGATGTTTTCATTTCCGACCATCTGGGGAACTGAAGGGCCGTAACGAGGTTCAATCGGAAGCCGGGTCGCGCCTTTTCGCTGAAACACGGTGCCGTTATAGACAAACGCGTTTTTGAGAGGTTTCAAGCCGGTTCTCTCAACTTCAACTTTCACCTGCCGACGATTGTTTCCTGTCGTATCCTGACCGGACGGACGGATTCGGAAATGCGCCATAGTGAGAACCGGCCCGGAGAACACGAGTTGCCCGGAAGTCTCCGCGCCCCCCGGACGTCTTAACCGCGTTGCTTTCTTAACGTCAACTGCTTTGATCGTGTAGCGGCCGCGAAGCGACTTGGAAGCAACAGTTCGGCCGCGCATTAAAGCTCGGTTGATCGCCCGATTGACTGCAGTCTGAGCTCCCTTTTTTGTGGAGTTCAGTACGTTAATCGCGGCCTCAACGTCCTTTTTGTCGATTTTCACCTCAATCATTGCCGATTCTCCCTGAGAACGATGACCAGCATCGTCCCCTCAATTGAGACGGACTGAACGATGTGGCGGGAATCATCAATCGACATCCACTGGCCTTCTTCAGGCGCATCTAAATCCTTGGAGTCTGCGTAGAGCGTTGTCATGTTGATGAAATCGCCTACCAGACCATCCTCAGGAATTTTGGAGATGATGTTTTTGTCGATGACGCATTTAATTTTTTCGCCGTCAATATCGTGAAAGTCGGCAAATTCGTTGAGATTCAAGAAAACATTTTGGACATCCGCTGCCGCGAAGTCTTTAAACGTTTTCATTTTTAGCTTTGGCCTTAGCCTTCGGAGCCGGCTTCTCAGGAGCCTGTGTCGCTTCAGCTTCAGCCGCTTCAGGAAGAGGAACGGCAAAGCTTGTGCCCGGCATCGGTTCCGGCTGGACTACTTCTTCAGGTGCCTCGGGTCCCTCAGGCTCAACGAATTTCTCACCGACACCGGCCTTCAAAATGATTTTTGCCTCTTTCTCATTGAATTCTGCCTTATCACCGGCCTTGAAGATGTCTCGTCCGAAAATCGTGTTTTTAGTGAAAACAATTTCCATTGTTAGCTCCTCTGAAAAAGGGGCCGGAGCCCCTCTTCTTTAGCATCGGATTAGGATCCGGTTGCGTTGATGACGTGGAATGCATGAATCTGCTGGATGATCGGCAGCGGACGGCTGGAGATCTGCAGAACACGGCCCATCGGATTAGAGCGCTGAATCCAAGACATAGGAACACGAGGCCCTTCAACGAAGACAATTCCAGGATTTGTTTCGCTGATGACCGGGCAAGCACCGTAGGCCAGCATAGTTTTTGCTCCGGGCGTTGCAAGCAGGCATTTGTCAGCAGGAACCATTGGAACGTCGCCGCTTGCACCTTTGTACCACTCATCATAAGAGTAGATGTCCAGCGCAGAGTCTTTGAGGTAGCCCCAATATGTCACACCATCCGGCAAATGCTGCGGATCCACGTGGCCCATGTCGACTCTGCGCATATCTAGGGACTTGGAACCGGTAAGCTTGCTTAAGATCGCGTCAATAACATTGGTGCCGCAAATCAAATCTCGCGGTGTAAAACCGCCGTCTTTGATCATGGAGCGACGAGCCACTCTCAAGTCGCTCATGATTGTCTCTGCTGTCGCAGTAGAAGAGTCCCACTTTGTGGTCAAAGTAGTTTCCGGCTTTTCAGAGGCCGGGACAGTGGACCAGAAGTTGAGAACTTCATCCACTCCGTCACCGGTGACCGTGACTTTGCCACTGAAAAGAGCTTCAGAGCACATTGCCTCTTCACGGCGAGAAATGTATTCGTCCAGTTCTGCCAAATCGCGACCCAAAATTTCAGCTGCGCGCATGTTCGGAGTCTTGCCGGAGTAAAGATTTTCTCCCGGCAGGCGCTTCATGACATCTTCTGCCGTTGTGATTCTCTGAGGTGCCAGCATCGGAGCTTCGTAGCTCAGAGTGGAATAACCATCTCGATCGATCACCTTGCCGCCGTTGTTGGGAGAGACGAACGGTGCAATTCTGCGTCCGCCGCGACCGACTACGTCAAAATCGATTTTTTTGGCGGAAAAAGTAGGACGATTCGCAAAATATCGATCGCGCAACCATGTGTGTTTGGTGTTCTGACCTGCCTCGATCATTTGGGTCATGATGCGCGGCTCAAAAATGTCTACTGCCATTTTTTACTCCTGATTAGATTTGATGAAAATGCCGATCTTGCGGGCCGAAGTTTTGCAGTCGGAAACAGACAGAGAGCCGGTTGTCGGGGTACCGACGGCCATGGCCTTCTCGTTAAACTCGCCCGTGAGGTAAACAACCGTGTACACTGCGGCTTTAGACGCGTCGACATCTTCTGCCAGAACGCCATAAACATCGGCGGCCGCGGTGACGGCTTTTCCGGTTGAGGCAACCAATGTGCCGCGCTTCATTACGCTTTCTCCGGACGGAACTTTGATGACGTCTGTGACAACAGGCATCGTCTGGTTCGCCGCGAACAGGTTGTCAACGCCTGTCGTATATTTTTCCTGCATTGCCATTTTTTCCTCCGATTATTTGTTGAACTGAGCCGCAGCCGCTTTAACTAATGCGTCACGTTCCTGCTCGTCTTTTTCGTTTTGAACCTGTTTGTCCTGCTGAGCCTTAGCGCCGGCAGTGTCAAAACCAAGGTTAGAGTCTGTCTGAACGTCCTTCAGATCCGCAGCGTCCTGTGCGATACTGTTCTGAATCTTGGCTTTCTTGGCCTTCTCAGCTTTAACAAGCTGAATAGCGAACATTTCCGGAGTGATGCTGGAGTCCGCTTTAGCCTGCTCCAGAAGGTCAGAGTGACCGGCCAAAGCCAGCTCTTCGAGCGCGTGAATGCGTTTTTTCTCGTTTTCGACACCCTGCTTCACGGCCTCTGCCTGCAGAGAGGCGATGAGATCCGGATACTCCGCTTTGAGTTGTGCTAAATCCATTTTTGCTTCCTTCTTAGGTGGTGGATTAGTGTTTTCGGCAGGGGCCTGAGCGACTGCCGTAAAAAAATCTGCCGGCGCGTGCTCGAAATATTTCGGGTCTGCCGGCAGGCCGTTGATGAGAACGTTTGTGGGCGTCCTCAAATTTTTTACTGAGGAGGATTCATCGACGAGATCTGCGAGACCGAATTCGACAGCCTCTTTAGCGTTGAAATAACTTTCCGCCTCGACCTTTTCTCGGATGTCCTTCGGGTCTTTACCGCATTTCGCGGCATAAATATCAATGATGTTGTCCTCAATTTTTCGAATGTCCTCGGCCGCTTTTTGCATCTGACGAGCCGAACCCATTGCGAAAGAGGAGACCTCGTGGATCATCATCATTGAGCCAAGCGGCATCGTGACCGTTGCGTTTGGTATCGACGTGATGATCGTTGCCGCGCTCATTGCGGCGCCATCCACGCGAATATTGATTTCCCCCTGATGGGTTTTGAGCAAGTTGTAAATTGCCAGCGCGGTAAAGACGCTTCCGCCAAAACTATTGATAGAGATGTCGATCGTTCGAGTGGAGTCAATTTTTCTGAACTCTTTCGCAAACTCAGTCTCGTTGAATCCGTCCTCGTACTCTTTGCTGCCGCCGACATAACCGTAGAGGTCAATTTTCACTGTCGGCAACTTTGCCGAGTTTTCGATTTTCCAATGGAATTCCTGTTTTTGATCAGTTGTTTTCAGATTCATCATCCTCTTCAACCTCCTTTGTTTCGATTGTTGTGTGTTGTGTGAGACCGGCGTCCTTCATCATTGCCTCCTCGTGTTTCCGGATTGCGACGATGTTCTCGAACTTCATGCCGGTAAGCTCTGCGGCCTCTCTTTCACGGGTGCTAAAGCCTTCTTCAACTCTGATCTTGGCTGCATTAACTTCTTTCAGCGGATCGAGCTGACCTTGTGCATCCCCGTACCATTCGGAGCCGCACCATGCAGCTCGAATCAAGGGATCATCAAAAAATCCCGGAGCATCAATTCGGCCCTTAAGAACGGCCTCGGTAAGCCATGCTTCGTAAACAGGTTTACAGAAAGACGAGGAAATCCAATCCCGCCTCATGCGGAACATCTTCCAAGCTTCCAAAAGAGCGGCTCTGGACGCGCTGTAGGACGAATCGAAGTTTTTAACAAGCAGCTCGTACGGAATTTCAAGCGCGGAACCGATCTGCCGACAGACTGCCTGAACAAAGGTTTCAAATCCTGAAACAGGACGCTTCGGATCGGCAAATTGCGCCTGTTCTCCATCCTCCAGCATTACGACGGTTCCGGACCCCAATGTGTAGTCTGGTTCCGGCAAATTTTTAGGAGGATTGACCCCGGGGACCGAATTAACACCACCCAATCCGTAAGCTATCTGTTCAGCAGGAGATTTAGTCGTGATGAACACGGTAAACATCGAGCTCACCAGAGCGGCAGTCAATTCTGCATCCGAATATCTCGAGAGCTGTTTCATTGATTCAAGCACAGGCGCGAGCAGTGGAACTCCTCGACGTTGTGCCGGGCGCTCAACGTCGCACATCACGTGTAAAACGTTTTTGCGCCCTGTTCGCTCTCCGATTGCCGGTACTCTTGTCCATTTATTAACCGCCGTTTCGAGCGACCTGCCCGGGGAGTTTGGGTTTTTATTGCAAATCCAATACGCAACAGTTTCGCCAAACTTCCCGCACTCAATACCACCGACAATATTCAGATTAGGTTTTGCAGGATTCTGAGGATTACAAACTCGGTCAGCCTCAATCAAGCCAACTTTTAAGTCATAGACACTTCCAGGCGTCCGAATAACCGGAAGCACTACAAAAACATCACCGTTGACCAATGCAGACATCAAAACGAGTGACTGCAGTTGGTAGAACGTCTGTTTTCGCTCTGCGTCGCAGTTCGTGTTTTCAGACCAAAGGCGCCATTCGCGCTCTGTGTTCTCCTCCCACTGGCGAGCCTCTTCCTCTGTCATGCCCAAAAATTTCGCGTCAATCTGCGCGTTGAGCATCAGTCCCGAGCCGATGATATTGGTTCTCAGCGTCTTAATCGCACCGGTCGCCAGAGGCGAGCCCATATATAGGTCACGGGACCGCTCCCGGAGCGTCTCAATATTTTCAACGATGTCGGAGTCGGCATCCTTTCCGCCGGTTATCCAGCGGGAAAGAGACTTTTTGACGATCGATGCTCCATGAAGACCGTAACCTCCGCCGTTCTGCAGCGCATTCAGGACTTCGAGTTTGTTTCGGGCAACTTGTCTGGTGAGAGCGGCCTGGGGAGCAAGGAATTGAATGGTCTTTTCAAAAGCGTTCATGTCCGCTCCTTAAAAATCAACGGGCGTGACACGAAAACTTCGCATCCGCCCGCCCTGTCCTGATTCGAGTTTGGCAATCTCGTTTCGCCAGTACTCAATTCGCTTCGCAATATCTGAGAGACTCGCTCGCGTAAGACTGTGTGTTCCGATACGGTAGCTTTGGCCGGTAGATACCGCCTTCTCCGCCTCGAGCCACATTTTTAAATTCGTCCTGGCTTCTTCTAAGGTAATCCAGCTCATAAAGTGATTCCCTTTCCGACAACGCCTCTGCGCCGACGGGGTTGTTGTATTGCTTGCGGCATGCCTCTAAGAGCAGCCTCAATTTGTTCAAAGTTCGGAGTCAGCAGCTCCATGGCGGCTCTGGCGTAAACGGCACAGTCAAGCGCCTCATTGCGCTCGCGGATTTTTACCCAACCGCTTTTTTGTTTGCCTTTCTCGTACTTCGTCTCAAAAACTTCTGCTGTAAGCTGCTTGAAAAAGTTTTCTCCGAAGCCGCTCTCTGATTGCATCGGGTAATGCACAAATCCGGGGCCTTCTTCAGCAATATCCAGAGCATTCGTGACGGCGATTTTCCCGGAATCCACGCCCAGACTGAATAGCGTTGCGCCGACAATGTTCTGTCTGGACGGAACTCCTATGAAGGGAACTCCTACGCCGCCTCGGCCCTTAATTGAAAAGACCCGGAATCGCTCCCGGGCCTTTGTGTATTCGTAAACCTCCTTGCTGTAGGTTCCATCGCCTGAGTCCACAAACGTGCACGCTACCGTTATGCGGGTTCCGAACGAGAGGGACTGCTGCATCGTCAAAATTCCGTCTAACTGCTGCCATGGTCCGGGTGTATCAGGGCTCCCGGGAATAATGTAATGACGTATTCCCCAGCATTCTCGAGCTCGGCCCCAGCCGTAAACCGTGCATTCAAGTCGATCATGCTGGACGTCGACGCCGGCCGTGAGAAGCAGAACTCCGTCCGGAAGAACTCCGGTCTCCGGATAGTATTCTCGGCGCCTCAATAGGTATTCCCATTTATCGGCATCGGCCTCGAACTGTTCCCAGGGCTTGCCAAGTTTCAGGTTAATGAACTCCATCAGGCCCGCTTTGTCTTTCCGGTGATTGATCTCAACCCAATCCTTAACCAAGTCGACGAGGTTGACCCAAGGAGAATTCAATGCGTTGATGTGATAACTGCGAAACCGTCCCTGTGGGTTTCTGACCTCCCAGCGCCCGGATTGAAGTATGTCCGGATTGATCTTGCGGGGGCCGCGGATTTTTGCTCCGCAGTGCGGGCAGAAAAGACCAACGGAACTCTCAATCACGTTCCCCTTGTCATCGGACTCCCAATGAACGTTCTCCCATTTGAGCTCGTTGTACTGACAACATTCAGGGCATCGGACAACAAATTCTCGTTGATCTCCGGCTAAAAATTCGTTGTGAATTTTGGAATACCCGACAACGGTCGGCGTGGAGACCATTAAGAGTTTTCTGTTTCCGAAGTTCTGGGTTCGCTGTACTGCAAGTTTCAGAGGATCGCCTTCCTTGCCGGCACTTTCCGGATAGCGGTCCACCTCATCAGCTAAGAGAATGCGGATCGGACGAGAGGCCAGACCGGCCGGAGAATTGGCACCGACCAACGCGAGAAAACCGCCCGGATAGTGCTTCATGAGAATCGTTGTGGACGATTTTTTCTCAGTTCCGCGGCCCTCCTTGCCCTCAATCAGTTTCCCGGCTAATCCCGGAGAATCTCTGAACATCGGAGCAATTCGTTCCTTTGAAAATGCCTGTGCCATTTCAACCGTCGGCTGAAGCATTAACTGAGGAGAGGGGTCTTGGTCTGCGTAATAACCTAAAACATTAAGGAGAAGTTCACTTTTTCCTAATTGACTGGCACACATTAAGACGACTTTTTCCGTCGTCTTATCGGTAGCTGCGTCCAGTGGTTCCTGTAAATACGGAGTCCTGTAGGTTCTCCAAGGCCCCGGTTCTGCGGTTGTACCCAGCGAGATGAACCTTTTTGCGTCGGCCCACTCGCTTCCAGTCAATCGAGAAACCGGACGGCAGAATTTCAAAAATTCATTTAGCCAGTGCATAGCGATTCATTAAAAAGTAGAACAGTCAAAGTTGAAGGTTTTGCGATTGCGAGGCGATGGTAGTAAGTTAGATTCATTATTTTTTTTCATGCCCGAAAAATGTCTGAATCCAACACTTCACCCGACGTTGTTAACGTACTTACTTCGCACGACAAAAAAATTGTGTTGCGAATCTACGCTTACCGAAGGCTAACTGCCTTGGAAATGCGTTTTTGTTTAGCCGAGTATCTACGGTCTCATCGGCTGAGGAAAATCCCAGCAAAGGGAGAAGCTGAAATGCATACAATCATTGGACTTGACGAACGATAAACCTCGCCGATTTTTTCAATAGTTCAGAAATTTCTTCGTTCGAAAGCCTCGACCTAAGATATTTAACCGGCAAGTTCAGGGCTATTTCGTCTTCAGAAATCGAGCAAAGGATAGAACTATCCAAATCGTCAGGATGTTTTTCGTCCATTGGGACTAAGAATCCCTCAGTACCGGTTTTAAAATTTTTTTCTGCCATAACATTCTCACTTAACCAGGCTGTACGAAAACGCAAGAATCAACAAAAGAAGCGCAATTAAAAGACTCCATCTGAGGCAAAAGAACCATTTCGGATAACGCTGGCGGTAACTCATGTCCAACTCTCCGTTATCTGGAAGCTATACAAACCTGTACATTGCTTCTCAGTTCGCTCTTCGATGAGGCTGAACGGGGAGATTCGTTCACAACACGCGCCACACCTGAAGTCTTGTCGGAAACGGTATGGTTTAATGATTTCCAACCGACGTAACGACCATCCAGTACTGCTTTCACCCGAGACGGAGGCATTCCTATACGGATCTCCTTATCCCCTAGACGGCCGAGTATGTTTAACGCAGCAACCAAGTCAGCATGTCCGTGGTACCC